AAATGGATATGTTTATTCATCTTAATAATTTGCCTTATGGTTTAGAATATCTTGAAAAACGACAAAGTGCAGAAGATTTTTCACAACAATACTACAACGAAACATTCGGAGGTAACAATGAATAAACCAAGTACCTACAACCTGATGTGGGCAATCGCCATCCTTCGTGAGGACTATCACCATTGCTGGAGATTAATCGCAGAGCGTATGGGGTGTAGCGAGTGGAAAGCACGGTATCTTTATTCACGGATCAAAAAAGATTTTAAGTTGAAACAATCAAACTAAATCGCTATCTTCGTATAGTTGATTGACAAATGCGGGTTTGTCCAAAATCAAAAAACCTTGCCTTCTTGGTAGATGTGTTCCCGCAGACCTTCTATCACGAGGGCTTTTTTTATGCGGAAAAAATGAACACACAAGAACAATGGAAACCTGTTGCCGAGTGCAATGGGGAGTATTATGTCTCCAGTTGGGGAAGAGTTAAGAGTTTAAAGTTTGGGAAGGAACGGATTTTGAAACCCTATTTATTAGGTAATGGGTTGCCATATTGTGCCTATTCTTTGAGAATAAAACGCAAAACTAAAATATGCACAGCTCATAGATTAGTTGCTTTGGCTTTTATTATAAACCCTCACAATAAACCACAAGTAAATCACAAGGATGGCAATAAATTAAATAATCACATTGACAACCTTGAATGGGTAACTCATCAAGAAAATCATAAACACGCTTGGGATACTGGGTTGTTTGAATCTAAACGATTGGCTTCAATAAAAGCAAACTCAAAGGCGGTCATTGATATCCTGACTGGTAAAAAATACGATGCATTAAATGTGGCTTGTAAAGATATTGACGAACCATACTTGCGTCATTGCGTGAGAATTTTTCGTAAATCAAAACTACAACGCTTTTTCTACCTATGAGCAAAGATCCAGCGTTCCTGTTTTATTCTTCGGACTTTTTGACCGGGACATTATTGATGTCAATGGAGCAGAAAGGCAAATTCATCACATTGCTTTGTATCCAACATCAAAAAGGTCACTTATCCGAAAAAGATATGTTGCACATATGTGGTTCATATGACGAAGATGTATTCACCAAATTCCAAAAAGATGAACACGGCAAGTTCTACAACATCAGGTTGGAAGAGGAGGTTGATAAGCGTAAAGCATACTCCGAATCAAGGAGAAACAATCGTAAGAAGAAAGAAGATATGAATAACACATCTTTATCATATGTTGAACATATGGAAAATGAAAATGAAAATGAAGATTTAATTGAAAAAAAGAAGGTAGCACGATTCCAAAAACCAACCATTCAAGAAATTGAAATTTATATGGCTGAAAAAGGGATGGAAAATCTTGCAGAGCGTTTCTACTATTTCTATGAGGCAAAAGGTTGGGTGATTGGAAAGAATAAAATTAAGGACTGGAAGTCGTGTGTTATGACTTGGAAAACAAATGACAAGAACTTTGCAAAACAAACCGAACAAATATCAAACAAACCTAAACTTGCAACACTATGAGCAACGAACGATTAATAATTAGCAACATCCTTTACCACAACGATAAGCGTCATTACTTGCCACGAATCAATATGAATTGGTTTGAAGATACTTTGTGCAAGAAAATCGTTGGTGTAATTACGCAGATGTATTTGAACAACGAAGCCATTGACTATCTCACATTGATTCCGCATTTTGAACGCAAGGAATTGATTGATGTCATCACGCTACAACAAAATGCAAGTGACATTGATTTGCGTACACACTTACTGACTTTGGAATACAACTACATCAAACGGAATTTAGTTGATAGGTTAACCCATTTGGACTTATCAAACGAGTTGCCTGATATGGTCAAGGACATTCAAAGCATTTTGGAAGAGACCACATTCTCAACACACAAAGAACCGGAGTCCATTGTCAAGGTGACAAACAAGGTTGTGGATCACATCGTGGACAATAGTTTGAATGGTGGTGCGTTAACAGGTAAACAAACTGGATGGCGTTATCTTGACAAGTACATTGGTGGATACAACGAAGGGGATTTGATTGTCATCGCTGGGAGACCGGGTATGGGAAAAACTGCAATCGCTCTCACACTCACAAAGGATTTTGCAAAGTACAATTACAAAGCTTTGTTCTTGTCTCTTGAGATGAGCAATGACCAACTTGCCAAACGATATATTTCATTGATTGGTGACATAGAGAATTGGAAGATACGCAACGGCAGATTGCAACAAATAGAAATTGACAAAGTCATCAACTCTGCAAACAACCAAACTATTGAGTTCTACATTGACGATGATGTTGACACATCCATCGCACAAATCAAAGCGAAGGCGAAGTTGCACAAATCACGCAAAGGACTTGACCTATTGGTGATTGATTACATCCAGTTAGTGAAGGGTACAAAAGCAAATCGTGAACAAGAGATTGCAGAAATCTCAAGAGGTTTGAAACTACTTGCAAAGGAGTTAAAAATGACGGTGATAGTCCTTGCCCAATTATCACGCAAGAGCGAAGAGAGAGCAGATAAACGACCTTTATTGAGTGACTTGAGGGAGTCAGGTGCAATTGAGCAAGATGCCGACATCGTGATGTTTCCATTCCGACCAAGTTACTATGAGCAAGAGAAACCTGAAGTTGAAGATGCAGAGTTGATTATCGCAAAGAATCGCAACGGAGAGTGTTGCACCATCCCCACAACCTTCACAGGAAGTCGGACAATGTACGAGGAGAAGTTATGAGACACGGTTCTTTGTTCAGCGGAATAGGTGGGTTTGATCTCGCTGCCGAATGGATGGGATGGGAGAATGTATTCCATTGTGAATGGATGGAATTCCCACGAAAAGTATTGGACTATCACTTTCCAAATGCGGATAGTCACATTGATATATGTAAAACTGATTTCACAAAATATGCAAACACAATTGATATTCTCACAGGGGGATTCCCCTGCCAACCATTCTCACTTGCCGGGAAAAGAAAAGGCACGGATGATGAACGCTACTTGTGGGGCGAAATGCTACGAGCAATTCAAGAAATTAAACCGAGATTCGTCATCGCTGAAAATGTCTTTGGTATCACGAATATTGATGGCGGACTGGTATTCCAGCAGGTGTGCCTTGACTTGGAAAATGAAGGGTACGAAGTTCAGCCGTTTATTATTCCAGCTTGTGCCAAAAACGCTCCGCACCGAAGAGACCGATGCTGGTTTATTGCTACCAACACCAACTGCAATGATGGACGAAGCACCGATAGAAAAGGTAGATGCGAGGAATCAAAAACAAATGGAGAAGGGCAACAGTCCATTCATTCTCGGACTTGGTCAACAAGCGATGAGGGGAATGCTACCAACCCCAAACGCAAGGGACTGGAAGGACACAATAGGGAACGGCAAGGATGCTCCATCAATAGGTGTGACGAGAGGTTATTCATTGGGGCAGAAAATCAATTCGTTTCTCCCGACACCAACGGCAATGGACTCAACGAACGCAACGGCAACGATGAAATCAACACAAGTCAAGGAGGGAAGTATGCACTCGGTGACATTGACAAGAGCATTGTCAATGGGAATGCTACCAACTCCCACATCAGGAAACGAGAACAGTCAGCATTCAATAGCAGAATGGGGAGGTTCGGGAAATTCAATGAGAAAGATTTCTGGATCCTTTTCCCCACTCAATCCCCGATTTGTAGCGGAGATGATGGGCTTTCCGAAAGATTGGACGGAATTACCTTTTCAAAGTGGAGAGCGGAATCAATCAAAGGATATGGAAACGCCATAGTGCCACAAATTGCCTATCAACTATTTCAAATTATCAACGACCTATGAACCAATACCAAGTAACCCACAACCTAAAGCAAGAGATTCGCAGATTGCGTTTAACTATTCAGCAACTACATACTTCACACGCACAAGAGGTCAAGAGATTGAAGAACGAAATACTCCGTCCACGCTGCGACATAAACCACATTGAAGCGGACTGGACTGATGCGATGCGAGTGGCTTGTCAAGTTTACGATGTCACACCTGACCAAATCGTTTCTCACAACCGAAAACAACACATCTCCTATGCACGGCACTTGTTTTGCTATTTATGTAGGAAGCATTTGAAGATGACCTTCGCTGGGGTTGGCAACATCCTTCATCGGGATCACTCATCTATCATTAACTCCGTCAATGTTTACACCGACCTAATCCAATATGACCGAATCACAAGTCAACATTATACGAAAGCACTTGCCTTATTGGGTGATTACTTGCAAGAAAGGACTCACGCAGAGC